ATCATGCTTGAAAATGTCGAAGAATTTAAAACTTGGGGTGATTTAACTGCAGATGGAAAGCCATGCCCGAAACAAAAAGGACGAACATTCAATTCCTTCGTGAATGCCCTTAAACACCAGGGTTACACAGTGGATTATCGCGAACTCCGGGCTTGTGATTTTGGATCACCAACCATACGTAAACGATTTTTTTTAATAGCACGTCGTGATGGCCTTCCAATTCAATGGCCAAACCCAACACATGGGAACCCAGAAAGTAATGACGTTAAGAAAGGTAAATTAAAGCCATGGCGTACAGCTGCTGAATGCATTGACTGGTCCATAGAATGCCCAAGTATTTTTACCCGTAAGCGCCCATTGGCAAAAGCTACACTTGAGCGTATTGCAGGTGGGCTAAAGAAATTTGTTTTCAATAACCAAAATCCATTTGTAGTGAATGACATTGCACCAGTATTAACAGAATGCGCCAATGCATCAAATAAGCGCTCAATGCCAATCAACGAACCATTAAGAACTATCTGCGCTCAAACAAAAGGTGGTCATCATGCAATTATTTCTGCGTTTTTAGCCAAAAACTATACAGGCGTTATTGGTAGCAGTCTGAGAGAGCCACTTCATACGATTACAGCTAAAGACCATAACTCGCTTGTAATTAGTCATTTATCCAAAATGAAAAACGGCTGTGTTGGACAGGATCTTAATGACCCTATGCATACGCTTACAACCGTTAATCAATTCGCAGAAGTGCGTGCTTTTTTGACAGCATTTTATGGAAGTGAAAAAGATGGCAATTCAGTCAATGAGCCATTACGCACAATCCCAACTCGTGACCGTTTTGGCTTGGTAACTATTGACCAGCAAGACTATGAAATTGCCGATATAGGTTTTCGTATGTTGCAGCCAGTTGAGCTCTTTAAAGCTCAAGGCTTTCCAGAATCATATGTTTTTACACATGGTATTGATGAACAAGGTCAGCGAATCGCACTAACAAAAACAGAGCAAACTCGCATGGTTGGGAACTCAGTGCCGCCCGACCTTTCTAAAGTTTTAGTTGAAGCAAACTTTAAACACGAGAGTCAATATCAAGGGGCCGCCTAATGCATAAATACCTACACCACATTGGCGATTTCATGCGTGACACAGCTCACCTGAATACGCTTGAAGAATGCTTCTATCGTCGGGCCTTGGATTTCTATTATTTGAATGAAAAACCATTACCCAAAGAAACCCAGTCGGTTTTTCGTCGGTTACGTGCAAATACCGAAGAAGAAAAACAGGCTGTTCTCAATGTACTTTCTGACTTCTTTACTGAAGAAGAAGATGGTTTTCATAACAAGCGTTGCGATGCTGAAATCCTTGGATACAAGGGAAATGCTCAAAAAAACCGTGAAAACGGCAAAAAAGGTGGTCGTCCCCCTAAAAATCAACCGCAACAAAACCCAGAAGAAACCCAGTCGGTTAATTTGGGTTCTAAAAACGAAACCCAAAAAAACCTTAACCATAAACCATTAACCAATAACCATAAACCATTAACCAGTAACCAATATAAATATACGTTTGACCTCGCTGTTTTGAATACTCGTTTGAAGATGGCAGGAGCTAGGGAAGTTGATCAGAAATATGTAGATCAACTTCAATCTCAATTTGAGCTGTATTACGCAGATCAGCAGATGAAAGACAACATGGCATTAGCCAAGTTCATTAGCTGGATACAACGTCAACAGCAGTCACCTGTAAAACAGGGCGCTTCTCAACAGGACGAATGGAGTGAGTATTTTTCCCGGGTTGGTCAATCTCAACCTGAAGCGGTGGATGTCACGCCAAAAAAGACGTTACTGACTGAGGAGGTGGGCCATGCATAACGGGATCACCAGAGAAGAGACCTTGCTCTCAGTTTTAAGGGGGAAGTACGCCTCTCAGTTTGCAAAGCGTTTTGGAGACATGAAGCCAGAAGTCGTAGATATGGTTTTCAAAGGCGCTTTGGTGGGTATCGATGATGAACAGTTCAATGAAGGTATGGCTCGACTGCTCGCACCAGGTAATAAATTTATGCCTGATCTGGCTGAGTTCCAGTCTTGGTGTGTTTCAGGTAGTTGGTGGTCAGTAGATGAAGCATGGGCCAATGCCTGCTCATTTACGAATGACCGCACTGTACGCATCACAACGCTCACCAAATACGCTTTAGACCAAGTGATGCATCAAATCACCATGGGCGACATGAAAGCGGCTGAGCGTCGATTTAAAGAGCTTTATCTAGCATTGCTGGCGAAGGCTCAAACCATGGGAAGAAAACAAGAATGGTATGTGCTGCCGAAGCAGATCGAATGCAAATCAAAAGCTGCGGATGAGCCGGCCAAAGTTGAGCAGGTTGCACTGAATACCGAACAGGAACAGATCGTTCAATTGTCTGCGAAGTACCGCGCTCAAGGGTTGTCATTCAAGGCAGCTCTTGAGAAGGCGGAAACTGAAATCAGAGGCTACGTAAAGCCATTGTTTAAGCAGGTGGCCGTATGACCCACAAATCAACATGCCTCTGCTTCACATGCAGCAAGGCTAAGCGTAGAGCCAGTTCAAAACGTACTCCCAAGCCGAAGCAGTACGAGTACAAGAATCTGGATATGAGCAAAATTGACCAGTACAGCGAGCAGCGGATTAGAGCGTTGTGGAGTATGGGAGGTGGGGTGTGAATTATTACTTGGAAATGAATCTCGAGCAGCTGCAAAAAGAACATGCCGAACTGCTGGCCTTTAATGAAAATCTGGATCGTGAGCG